AGTCTTGGTTTTGTTACTTAGGTTATCCATTCCAGTTCCTACACCATTAACTGAATTCTTGAGAGTACCCATTTCCCCAGGTATTGCACTCATTTGACTGTTAAATGATGCTGCTACTGTTCTTGCTTCTCCTGCTGCATAACTAAATGATTTATAAGCATTAGCTTGTTGCATTATCGCACTATAATTAGTTCTACTAGTTGATGTAGATACTCGAAATTCTCCAGTCAATGATGCTGTGGTTGATAATACTTGACTTTGTGCATTTCTAAGATAATTCAATCCACCTGCTTGTGTTCTGAATGATGTAGTTGCACTTAATCCTGCTGCCTTAACTTCTCCTGTTGCAGTTACAAGAGTATTAGCAAATCCACTTGTAGATACATATGCACTTTCTAACCTACTTAAGTCAGATATTTGACTGTTTATACTTGCACGGACAGTATTATTAATATTATAAAAATTCAATAATGAACTATAAGCATTACCCACTGCTGATGGAAGAACTGTGAGTCTGTTAATTAGATTACTGAATCCTATTCCTGCTTGATTTATTGCAGGGGTTAATCCAACTAGTTTTACTTTAACTCCCTCTGCACCTGCTTGAACAACATTAAGACTTTGACTAAAACTCATCATTCCTGCTTTCATAACCTCAAATTTTGGTGTGAAATTTAATGCTTGTTCTATTTGCACAAATCCTTCAAGTACTTTGTTTGAGAATGATGTTGCACTATCCCTTGTACTGGTGAATGATGATTTCATCTTCGTAGTACCATTAACTACTGCATTCGTTGCACCGTTTACTTGTGTTTCAATATTAACTAATGGGGCATTGAATATGTTCCCTGCATCACTTATCCCTTTCAGTGCTGTTCCAATGTTTTTTATCTTGGTTGCTACTCCAGTTAATCCTTGACCTACTCGTACTAATTCACCAACAGCTTTACTCATGATACTCAAACCATCAGCTGCTACTGTGAAATCACCATTCATATCTGCTATGGATTTAAGAGCTGTTTCAAGTTGATTAGCCATGTTCCCTGCATTAGTACCAATACTCTCCATATTCTTACTAATTGCACCTAAACCTTTACTACCAGTACCAATCTTATTCAGTGAGGTGCTGAGTTTATTCAACTCTCTCATTGCAGTGGTTAACCCTGTTTGGAATCCAGTTATATCTAACTTTAGATATGCTGTTGCTGATGCTCCTGTGGTTGCCAATTAAATCTCCTCCTGTAAAATTGTTACTAGTTTATTAATCCACTTGTTGAGTATTTCCTGCCCAACAGTTTCCACTCCTGCTTCAAGGTACATTGCATTACCATATCGGTGATGGTATTCTAGGTTGGTTTCTTGTTCCCAAGCATAATTGAATCCTGTTTTAGGATTATATGCAGAATAGGTTACTTCCATGATTAACATGTTCCCTACTCTGTGTGTTTCTATTGCATCTCCTGCTCGGCTTCCTGCTCTTAATCTACCAGTATCTAATGGTACATTTTTAGCATTCTTTTCAAAGAACATTCCACCTGATTCAATTGCTTCCTCATTGAATTCCATGTATATTTTATCTATTGTGTTGCTTAATCCTGATTCTAACCTACTTGCATCTAATTCACCTATAATTTGCATTCTTTATTCCTCGTTAAACATAGCCTCTCGTAACTCCATTTCCTTATCATCAACATTATCCATGTTCTGTTTAATATGCTTGGAGTTTCCTTGGCTATTGTCATACTCTTCGTTTTCTTTTTCAATCAATTCCTTCTCTAACTCAATCATATGATTTGTTATCCTAGTGTCTTCATCCCAAAACTCTTTACGACTAGTTGCGAATCCTGGTATTCTATGTGATAAGAAAAAGTATTTATCCACTAAATCTTCCTCCATCATCTCTGATGGTTTAGTGGTATGAGTATCATCGAGTATGCTCTCGATGTATTCATCCTCATTGAAAGGATGGTTTGTTTGATTCTACTATGCTGTCTGCACTTTGTTGGATGTTATCTCGAACGAATTTTTCAATCTTCCTTGTTGGTAAACCGACTTCACTCATTTGTCTAATAGGTGCAAGGAGTCTGATTAGTTCACTATCCAAACTGGTAGCATTTTCAAGATAGAATTCTTTAGTCATTTCTTCGAGTTGAAGTTCAGCAAGTTCTGCATATTTCTCTTGTAAGTAGTTTCTGATGCTCTCTGTTTCTTCATCATATTTGGCATCGAACTCTTCACCCTTAGCTAAGAGTTTCTTCCGTTGTTCCTCGAGTTCTATTTGTCTTTGTGACTCTGCAATAACCATATCTAATTCTTTATCAGATGGTTCATCCTTACGATTAATAGCATTAATGGTTCTGTCACTACTTCGAATCTTAACATCTAATTCTCTGATTTCATTCTCTAATTCCTTAGACTCTTTAAGTAATGGTTTGTATAAGTCCTTCTCTTTCTCAACTGCCTTTTGATGTTTGAGTAAGTCATGGTTGGTGCAGTTTGCATATTTAAAGTCTTTCCCACATATTTCAATAGTTGTTTTAGTAAATTTCATGATTAATACATCTCCTAAAAATGTAAATTGTTTAAAAAAAAAGCCCACCCTGAATCACACTAATCAATAGTGTGAATGATGGGTGGAAGAGTTAATGATTTGTTGTTCTTTATGCTGTTGTTCCGAAGTGTAATGCTTGGAGTTTACTGGTGAATTTTGCTGTGATAGCACTTTTTGTTCCATCTTGCACGATGTTGAATTCGAGTTTGACTGGTTTTGTTCCATCACCTGATTCAGTGGTTTCTGATTTGCTTAATAAGATTTTTGGGTAGTATAAGCTGAATTGTTCTTTGGTGACAGTGTTTGGTGTTGCTGTGGTTGTTCCGAGTGTTTTTCCTTCGAATACGAGGTATAGTTCTTGGAAGCAGGAGTCGGTGGTTGGTTTTGTTCCTGTGCTTGAACCTGCATACCATTTGTTGATGAGGTGTCTGGATTCTTGATTCCATTTCATCTCCATTTTACCTTTATCACTGAATTCTCCTTCATCAGCTTGACTAGTACCGAAAGCATTACCTAAACATGCATCTTCGGATGGGTTGGTTTCAAACTTATCTTCAAAGCTTAATAAACAATTGACTTCTGCTGCTTCGAGTGCTGTTGCATCTGCAGTGTCTAATCCTGTACCATAATCAGCAATGTATACATGTAATCCTTCTGTTCCGAGTCTGCTCCATGTTGATTGGGTTACTCTTGCAGGGTTAGGTTGGTCTATGAGTGGTGCATTGGAAACCCATTTAGGTGCAAGGGTCATTCCTTTATCACTTATTTTGATTTCAAACTCACTCATCAATGCATTATCATATAATGATGCATTAGTACTTACACCATTTTCCACCACATTATACCCATTGATGATGGTGGATCTTGGTAATGGTTTTGGGTTGAGGATGTCTTGGTAGAATGTCCAGTTGTATGCGTTTAATGTTTGGCTGTTTGCATCTGTTAATGGGATTGCTTCGGATACGGTGGAAGAACCGAGTAGCATGTAGAAGTAGTCTTCGAATAATTGTCCGAAGATTGGTTTGCATTCGTATTCAGGTTCTGCTGTCATACTCACTCGTTCGGAATCTAACTTAAGTGTTTTAGTACCAGTATGCCCTGTTACTTCTTCATCTTCTAATTTAAGATTGTTATCGAAGTCTGTTCCTTCTGCCATACATCCACCATATACTGGTGATGTACTGTTTTCAGGGATAATTCCCACTGTCCAGTAATGTGGTATTTCACTGTAAGATTTACTCATCTATTTATCCCCCTTTTCTTCTGTTTTTTTGGTTGTTTTTTTACTTGTGTTCACAAGTTCAAATAATGGTTCTGTTGGTGATTTGAGGTTGGCTATGATTCTTTCGTTTGCTTTAGTATCCTTGATTTCAATAACATCACCATTGTTTAATACGGTTTGTGCTGTTACTGCTCCTGTCATCACAAGGTCTAAGCATTTGCTGTTGTTCATTCCAACCCATTTGAATTTTGTCATAAGTTTTTATTCTCCTTCGATTAAATATTGTAATTCATAATTGACTGTTACTATACTTGCCATTACTTCTGCTTTGAAGTTTTGTCTGAATGGTTGAGTGTAAATGAGTTGTGTTGGTTGTGAACCTACATAACTAATGTTCACTAAGTGTTCATTAAGGTCAGCAGGATATACTTTGCTTAAAGTATTGATGAGGGTTTCATCAAAATCCATTAACTCATTCTCAACTTCTCCAGGCTCTTTAGTTTTAGTGTAATATTTGATTCCAATGTTACGATAAAAGTCACGGCAATTATAATCAATTGCTCCTTTCTCACTGTTATCATCAGCATACCCTATACTGATACAGATACATGGGAACTCAGTGTTAGCTGTAATTTGTCCAGTTGAGTAGTAAATATCATAACCATGGAATTCAGGTTGCTGTCCAATGTAATCTCCAATGCTTTGGAGGATTGTCATTATTGTACTCAATTCTTCAATCCCCCTTTCATCTTCGTAACCTGTCCAGTATGGATTTTGGTGGTCGCATTGGTCCTTTTATGTATGGTACTTTTTCGTATTCACTCCAACCTATCACATCAGTGTTGATTTCATCACTTAATGTGATTGGATGGGCTTCAATATATTTAGCTATTGCACTGTTGATTTGCTCAAACAATCTTGCAGCATAGTTTTCACCATTAACTGTTCCATCATTCATTGCTTTTCCTTCATCTTCCCACCATGTTAACCATGCATATGCTGCTGCTGCTTTGTAGTTAAGGTAGGTAAGGGTGGTTGGAATATCTGTTCTGTCTGCGAGGTATAATTGTGTTTCCACATAGTTTTCACCTGCACGGATGTTATAATCCAAGCTTTCTAGGGTTATGTGACAGTTGGTGGTTCTGAATACTGTTTCGCTAATGTATACATCGCCTAAACTTTTTTTGAATGTTATTAGGATACTTTGTATTGCAGGTACTCTTCGATTCTTTTTAAGGATCTTGGTGGTTCTGTCATCTACTTGGAATTCAATGTTCACTATGGTTTGGGTTGAAAAGTTTTCCTCGGTGACTGGTTGTAGTGTGATTTTGACTGGTATTCCGATTGGTGAATCGGATAGGCTTACTTGGATATCTGAACTGTTGAATGCTGAGTTTGTGTATATGTTTAATTCAAAGGTGTTGATTTCTTGGTAGCTTCTTGGCTTGTCTAATTTGATAAGCAATGTGTCATCGTTTTGTACATTGGTGAGGTGGATTGAAGAGTCATGATTACTTATATGCTCGGTGCTGAGTTCCAAAGCATTATTGGATGTTAGGTTGTCTAGTGCTTGGTATTCGTATGGGTATTCTCGGTCTACTTTGGTTTCTCTTAGATACTGAAGGACTTCATAGTAGTCTGACATGGTGTAATCCATTGTTTTTGTCCTCCGTTAATTGTATCTATGCTAAAATATCGGTCATGTGTAGCATTCTTTTTCCTTGTTCTATTGGATGGAATCCTACTCCGTAACTGTATTTGAGGGTGGTGATTGGGTCTTCTTCTTTGTCTGAGTTATCGTACATCATTACATTGATGATTGGTGTGTATGATTCATAGTCACCTATGCTTGGTACGGATTTGACTCTTGGGTTATTGTAGTTGAGGTAGAATATTTCAAGTCCAGGGTTTGCACTACTGAATGCGAATAGTTCATCATCTTCGATGACTTGTCCTCCCCAGTAAATGTTTGACCCTCCTAATTGGATGGTGTTGTCTACGGTGAAACCGTTGCTTGGGAATTCCCATTTTGCTGGGAGTACACTTCCCTTAGTTGCAACTTGTAATTGTGCTTCATCCCCAACAGCAATAGTATCTACATCATATGGTAATGGTCGGAGTTTGCTTCTGATTCTAACTATGTCTGATACGATTTCTTCGATAGTGTTGGTGGTCCATGCTCCATGGATTTGACTATCATTGATTGTTCCACAGTATTCTTTTACTGCTGCGAGGGTGTCTGTATCAATATCTTTTGCGAGTTCTCTTGCGATTCTTGATTGAATTCCCATTAAATCAAATTTAGCATTAGCTAAGTCACGGTTTTCTATATCTAATTCGATACGGTTTTCAGTGAATTTCATTCCACTTTCTGCTTGGAGTTGGAATCTGAGTTTTCTTGGAGAAGCACCTTTAGTGATGTTTCTCATTTTCTTCTCACCTTTGATTTGTGGTTCGAAAATATCGGATGGTAATTCTTCGGTTACTGTGATTTGTTTACTGTCGGTTGATTGTTTTGGGAAGAGGTATGCGAATTTAAGGTTTTTCGCTACTTCTGTTCTTACGAGTGCAGTGATTGTTCCTGCCTCGAATGCTTCTATTCTTGCATTGTATACTGGGTCTGTTGCCATTTAAATTGTCCTCCTTTTAAAAAATAGTGAATTTAATGTGCTTAGGTAAAGCTTAAGCTGAGTGTTTCAGTACTTGCATCTACTACAAGGTCATCAATACTGGTTGGTGCTGTTGCTCCATCAGGGGTGGTGGTTATGCTGACTTCATATGTTCCATATGGGACTGAGCTGATGGTTGCTCCACCTGTTGAACCTGTTACAGTAGTGTTGGTGTAAGTTTTAGTACTATCGGTTTTAAGGGTTAATTTTGCTTTAACTCCTGCTAATCCTGAACTGGATTTGGTTGCTGCGATTGTTACGGTTGAAGTTGATACAGTTTTGGTTGCTACTGGGATGCTTGGTTCTCTTAAGTCCACAAGTATATATCCACCCTTGTTCGCTGTTTTGTTTTGTAAAGCTGTTACTTTGGATGAGGATGAACTACCTGCTTTATCAATGGAATTGGTGGTTGCATCGATTTCTAATTTATCCCCTGCACTAATTGCAGTGTTGGTTGAGGATAATGGTAATTGCATTTCTCCAGTGGTTAATCTGAATGCTGTTACACTTCTTTTATCATAGTTACCTTCTGTTGCTGCTACTGTTGGAATTGGTCCAGTAGCCCATTCAGGTTCGTATTGGGTTATGTGAGTCGCTGTGTTTCCGTTTGCTACATTTTGTATTGTTAATTCTTCGCCTGATACGAATTTTACAAAGTTTTCAGGAACGATTGGATTTGCTAATTTTATATAATTTTGTTTTGCTGCATTTAATGTGGAATATCCACTGTCTATTGTTAGATCTCCTTCTTTGCAGAAGTATGATTTCCCATCTGCTTTGTCGAAGAAGGTTGCTAATGTGTTTCCTGTTGGCATGGTGTTTTCTCCTAATGTGTGTTTTTATGTAAATTTTGGTTGAATCTTGGTGGGATTCAAATTGTTTTGTTCGTTTATATTTTTCCATCAAAGTATTCCATTTGCTCTGCAAATGTCATGTCTTCAAGTTTCTTTGGTTCAGGGTCAGGGTCAGGGTTTCCTGGGTCATCATCAGGGTTTCCTGCACCATTTGATGGTACAATATCTTTAGGGTCTTGGTCTAAGACTTTTTTACTTTTTATGAATTCTAATGTTTCATATGGTAAGTCATTGAATTGGGTTTTAGCTTCCTCATCATCACCTGCTAGTTCAGTAATCAACTCTTCTTTCTTAGTTTTTTGTTGTTCCCTGAATGTGGTTGCATCGGATTTATAATCTTCTGCTGATTTGGTTGCTTCATCTAATTTAGTTTTAGTTTCTTCTAATTCTTTCTCGACCTTAGCATACCCTTTAACCTCTTTCTTAGTTGCTTCTAATTGTTTCTTAAGAATTGCTATTTGTTCTTGTTGATCAAGGATTTGATTATCCTTTTTCTCAATGATTTTTTGTGGCTCATAATCTCCCATATTGTCATCTCCATTATGCACAGATTCATTTGATTTTATCTGCTCATTGTTAGCTTTCTCATCGTAGATGATGTTGCTTCGTGGTGTTTTAGTTCGTGCTACATCATCTAGTTTGATGTTGGTGAATTCAGTGTACTCTCCCTCATCCACTAAATCCCCACTAAATGTTGGGCTTAATCCCCAACCAGTTATATCTAAATCTCCACTGACTTCTGCTCGTAGCATATTGTCTTGGAATATAAAATTAGTTAACTTCCCAATAACCTTTTTAGAGTTATGGGAATCTTTAATATCCACCATATCAGTGGTGGATGCAATGTATCTTAATTGTGTTTCATTATAATTTATCGGTTTAGTTTTCCCTTCATCAGAATAATCATACTGTCCAACAGGGAATAAATCAATCATGTTATTCAACCCCTACTAACTCTTTGTATTGTTTGCTGAAATCGTACTCACCAGTTGGTTCTAGTGAGCAGTAACCATTGGGGTGGTCCATTTCCCAGTCATCCATGATTTGTGGTGCTTTCTCTGATTGTAGTATGCACCATCCACATGGTGCTGGTCCATTGCATACCCAAGCATATAGTGTTTCAGGTTGGTGTACGAATTTTTGTATGCCTCTTTGGGCTTTTTGTTTGACTCGACTTGTTCCGTATCGGATTGTGTCTTTCAATCTTCGTGCAGCTCTGTTTAGGTTTGCATTGATGTCAAAGGATTTCTTATCTTTGGCTGTGTCTTCTTTCCATACTAGTAATCGTGTTTTGATGTCTGATTTCATTTGTTGAATAAGTGCTTCAATTGTGCTTTGGGTGGTGTTGATTACTTCTTGGGCTGTGTTCGGATTAGTGACTTTACTGTACTTGGACTCAGGAATATTGTATTCCTTCATGGTCGCTTCGGATTGTTTGTTGAAAAGTTCTTCCAACCCTTTCCTGTTTTCGTTGATGAGTTTATCTTGGAGTTTGTCCAGGTCAGTTTGGTAGTTCCTTTCAATATTGGTGATGGTTTTGGTTTCATATTTTTTACTGAAATCTGTTAAATAATATAGTATCGCTATTGCGAAGGCTTGGTCGTTGATGTTTTCACTTGTTCCATCGTATAGGTCAGTGATTAGTTCGATTGGGTCAGTGTTGATTAACTCGTTGTTATTTGGTGTTTCTGTTACCATGATTCAACACCACTATTTCGTTCCATTGCCACCTACTTGACCTCCTTTCTTATCTGTTCCACTCGTGTTCTGTTTTGCCGTGGTATCTCGTACTGTGTAATCCTGTCCTTTCTTCTGTATTGGTTTCTTAGATGATGTGCTGAGTGTATCTTGAGTTTTTCCATCCTCCCCAGTAGTGTTGGTGTCGGTGTCATCTTCTTCTTCGAGTTCAGATTCATTATTAAACTCAATCCATACTTCTTCATTGGGCATTCCGTTTTCTTCGAGTTCAGGTTTGAATATTTGTTCCTCGATGATTTTCTTAACCCATTCCTGGTTATATTGGAGGAACAGTACACGACCAGTAGTAGGTGAGTCGAGTTGTATATCTGCTGTTGCACGATTACTTGATTCACTGCTGAATATTGCTTCAGGTGAGTTTAATCCAATGTATATGATTGATTCATAGTATTTTAGGTATGCTGGAATATCAGGTAATGTTCCACCCTGTATCATTTCTGCTTCAATACCATATGGGAGTACTATTGCTCCTTTCTTATGGTAATCGTTTACTGTGTCAACCACATTGTCCCTTGCTTCATCTGTTAATCGTGTTCCTGGCATTTTCTCATTTCCCATTGTGATGTGGAAAATGTTACTGTTTTTGTACACGGTGAGTGGCATCATGGTCATGAGTGATTGTCTGAAGTATACTGGATCAAGAATGTTCATTACCAAACTTCTTCCACGACCATCTAGGGGGTTGTATTTGATTGGTATGATTTCATCTATTTCATAATTGTCTTCTCGTTCATCCTCATCGTTTTCTAAGTCTTTGAAGAGTTTGCTTCGCCATCCATTGTTTGTTTTCAAGTTTTTCTTCAATAGGTATTTGTACCCCATGACTTCGCCATTGTCATCATATACTTCTTTGATTCTGAAGTCGTGTTGGTCGTAGAATATGAATCGGAACTTCATATGTCCTTCTTCGAACCAATGATACAGGAATGCTTCCCCATCCACTATACCTTTCTCAAGTATTTCATCAATGAGTTGATTAATGTTCCACTCCTTATCTCTTTCCAATATGTAATCTACAGCTCTCTGACTAGTTCCATGAAGTTCGTAGTAAGTGTTTGTTTTGGTTATTATATCTGTTAGTATTCCTCTCACGAATGGGTCTGTTGCAGCATATCTTGTGTTTCTTACTGTTCGTTTTACCTTGTGTGGTATTTCCTTGAACATGTCTACTGCATGTTTATCGAATTTCCGTTGAGGGTCTACTGCTGCTTCTTCAATCCTTCGTGGTTGAGCATTCTGTGCTTTTGTGTTTCGTTTTGTTATTCGTTGAAATATATTCAAGTTTTTCAACCCTCCCCTAATAAGTGTAGGCGTCCTCGTAGTTTTTCTCGTTTCCACTGAATCCTCGTATTCCTATGTTTCCGTATACATTGTATCCTAGGGCATCCATTGCATGGTCGTTGATTTTTGCTGGTACTGCCATTACATTTCCATCTTTGTCTTTTTTATAGGCGTAGGATTGTATTTCTTCTAGTGTGTTGACACAGTTCTCTGAGATGTGTACTTTGACTCGTTTGACTGAATCTAGTTTGTCGTTTACATTCTTGATTCCATCATACATGAGGTAGCCTTCTGCACTGAATTCGGCTTGTCGGTCAGGTTCTGCTGAATCTCCGAATACTGCATTGAGATCTCGTGGTCGTAGTCCTTCTTCGGCTAACATTTCATTCACTTTTTTAATGAATTGTGGATTGGTGAGTCCTCGTTCGTAGACTTCCCTGAGGATGTATGGCTCATCATTATACCAACCAATTAGTAGGAAGGCTGATGGGTTTACGAATCCGTAATCTACTCCTGCTGAGTAGTATTCGTATCCTTGTGGTGATGTGGCTGTGTCCCAGTTTTCATAGATTATGTTTTTGAGTTTACCCCATTCTCCAAGTGTATATTTAACATATAAATCATAATCCATGTCTTTGAGTTCCTCGTATTCTTCCACATATACTTGTGGTAGGTATGGATTGTCCTTGTAGCTGAAGTGTAATATTTTAGTGTTTTCCACTCCTGGTGGGGTGTGGAATAGTTTGTATATCCAGTGGGTTTGTGTATCAGGTGTGATTACCATCATGAATTGACCGTAATCTTTTTTAACCCATTTTCCTCTTAACCGTTCACGGAGTTCGTAGAAACTGTATTTATCAATTTCCTCTGCTTGTTCAACATAGATGTAATCCACGGATAATGAACGAATCTTTTGTTCATCATCAAGACTCCGAAAAAGTATGGTTGCCTTGTTGTCTTTTAATATGATTTTTCCTTCAGTCTTATTCTCATGGTATGGGATGTTGTAATCGATGAGGATTTTACGGATTTCATGCCAACTTGTTTCCTTCAATGATGGCATGGTTTCACGACATACTAGGATTCTTGCTCGTGGATGAGTTATCGCATACATCACGGTTTGATGTGCAGCGAATATGGTTTTTCCACTACCTGCTGAACCCTCTATGAGTAAGTATCGTGATTTATCACCAAGGTTTTCTGCTTGTACTTCACTCAGTTTCCACTGTATCTTCCGTACCAACTAGTTCAACCTCCTTAGCTTCCCTCTCTTTATCCTCTCTGATTACATCTTCTTTGTTCATTCCAATAATTTCAACTTGTATCTTATTATCTTCTTTAACTGCAGTTCGTTCTTGTCTACCGTACTTTTCAGGGTATCTTCGTTCAAGGAATGTCATACTAGCTACCCAATTGGTTGCTCCTGCATCCTTGATTTCCCTTACACGGTCCATTTCAGCTCTTGCTGCTGCTTCCTTCACTTCACTAATAAAAGTGACATATGGTTCAATTCCATGCTCGGCTTTATCAACCCAACGATAATAGCTTTGTGGAGTTACTCCTACTGCATTGCATACAGTGGTGATGTAATTCCCATCTGCAATGTATTGAATGAAGTTTCTTCTTAATACTGCATCTGTTTCAAATAATGCTTGATTTTGAGTCATGGTTTTTCAACCCCCCTCCTAATGTGTTGCTCTCTGTGTGTTTTAATCCGAATCGTTTTCTTTTCTTTGTTGTAATCGTTCTAGTACTTCTTCATCGATGCATTTGTTGATTTCGGATTGTAATGCTAAGTGTTCTTTTTCTCTTCGGAAGTTCCGTAATTCTTCCCCTCTATCGTACATGTAGTTGACTACCATTGCGAATAGGAGTAGTATGAATCCAAACATCATGGTTTGAAAATCTATTGGTTTGAGTGGTGGTGGGAGTAATAGTAAATCATATAATCCTTGTACTATGAGTGTTATTGATGATGCTATGAGTGCTGTGGTGATTGCTGTTTTCTCAAAGTTGAATACATAGAATTCTTTTCTTCTTCCACTTTCAACATAGTTTTTCCACTCCCCCCCTGTTACGAATGAGGGTTTATGGTTGCTGAGTAGGTCTTTTAATTCAAATTCCATCCTCTTCTTCCTGTGCAGTTGTGTTTGATTCTTCCACCATGGTGGTGTTGATTGTGTTCACTCTTTTTTCCTCGGACCATTGTGCTAGTATAAATCCGAATCCTGCTACGAGTATTGGTGCGAGTCCTACTAAGTTAGTTGGTAGAATATTCAACCATTGGTCTGCTGTTATGGTTGCTCCTGTGGTTATTAAGAATCCGATTATGGTGTATAATTGTGATTTCTGTTTTGCTGTGAAATTCATGGTTTTTCAACCCTCCATTTGATTGATTTTTAATGTGTTTTACTTTTAGAGGTTATTCCACCCCATCATCATATTCACTTCAGAATGGGTGTGTGTTTTACCTGTGTAAAAGCATTGTTTTTGGGAATATTTTCTCCTTCTTTTTTTTTATGAGTGAGAGCTTGGGTTTTTTAGGAGATGTGTGAATTTATGGATTTAATTTGTTTGGGAAATTAAAAAAAAAGGTTTTTCATGGTTTTTCCACCCATCCATCATATTAATAAAAAAAAAGTGTGAATGTAGTATATGGTGGGGTGGAATAACCTCTATCGGTTGAATATGATTATTGGTTGGGTTAAACTTTTTTGTCTGTTGAGTTTGATTATGTTTTGGTTGGGTATGTGTGTGTAGGTTTGATCTATGTGTTGGTTGATGAATTTCCGTATTTGGTAGTGGCATGGTTGTTTTGCTAGTGTGTAATTGTAACTGTTGGGTATGTTTATTGGTTTTCCTGCTACATACTTGTATGGTGTTTCGATTACTGTGTAGCAACTCATGCAGATGGTTTCTGCTCTCACTTCATCTTTTTTTAGGTTTGTGCTTTTACATATTGGGCATGTTGGTTTATGTGTTTCCTTTTTTTTCATGTTGGTTTTCCCTTCCCTTAAGTTATTATTAATCAGATTCATGTTTTCTTTAGTTAGTATTGATTTATGCTTTTTTGGCTCTCTCATTAGTATGCATTAATCAGGTTGAATAATTATTTTATATTTTTCAGGGCAGATATGTAACGAGAATCCTTAGATATGTAACAGAAATCTTATGTTATTGCTTGTTGATTCTTGTCCGTAATTAGGGTTTAAGTATGTAACGAGAATGTTTAAGCTGGTGTTTATCCATTTCTGTTACATACTTGTTGATTTTTGTTCGGAAGAGAATGTTTTAGGAGGATTCTTGTTACATTTCTGTTATGAAATAATATGGTGTGTTATGAATTTAACTGATACGGATATGAGATAGAAATCAACAAGTTGGGGCATAAGATTTCTGTTACATACTTAATGGTATATGTTGGTGTAAGTATACAGATATGAGAAAAGAATGAATTAGTATTACTTTGTTCCTACTAAAATATATTAAAAAATTGTAAAACTGTATAAAAGAACGAGTACCGTTATAAGTGTATTATACAATCACCTCAAACTCAAAAACAGTTCTGCCACACACAACGATAGTGCGAGTGTTTTTAAAAAAAATAGGAACTTAATATTTAAGATTTAATAGTTTTTTTTTAATTATTTTTTTATAGTATTTCTTTAAATTAGTATGTATACTTTAATAATGTTATTGCATCTTAAAGGATCTAATACAAATAAATTTTAAATAAAATAATAAAAATAGTTAAAATACTATAGGTTGATATATGTTAAATAATACAAATAAGATAAAATAAGTAATAAGTACTAGTATATTGATATTTTACCTTTTTTAATATAACTTAAGTATATAAGTTTAATCTTTTATGGTGCTTTATTGTGTTTTTTTTATTTGTATTGTCTTAAGATATTATAATATATTATAATGTTACTAGTTTTTATTTAAGATATTATAGTATTATAATTTATTTGATCCTTTTAGTTATTGTTATTATATTATGTTTTATTGTATTGAATCTTATTATATTAACATTATATAACAATTGTTATATAGTTAGTTAAAAAAATAAAGAATAAATACAATATTTTTATTTGTATTGTATTTATTTAACAATAAGTTTTTAATTGATTAATTGTTTTTATTTCATTCATATTTATAAAGGTTAATTTATCTTTATGGTATTGATTTTCTTTTATTTCTAATCTATTATAATATGAATCATAAACAATTGATATTAAGTTTTTAAAAATGTATTCTTTATTTGTTTTTAATTTTATTTTTAAGGATTCAATATTATAATAGGATTCATTATTTTTAAGATCCTTTTTATATATTCTTTTATGATTATTTATACTATATTGTTTTATATTTGAATCATTAAATATTATTTCATTTTCTTTTATTTTTATATTGTTTAAATCAAATCTATATAAATATATACCATATTCAATATAAATATAAGTATCATATAAAATTATTTGTTTTATTTGATTTGTATTATTGTTTATGAATGTATTTTTAAAATTATAATATAAAGATCCTTTATATTTTTTATATAATTTTATTATATGATTTTCTTTTATATTTTCCTTATTGAATGTTACTTTATAATAAGTTTTTATATTATAGTTTTTATTTTTATATTGAAAATCTTTTATATTTATTTCTATTTTATTTATATATTCATACTCTTTATTCATTTTATCAAATCCTTATTTAAAATTATATTTTATGTTTAGTTAATAAGTTTAAACTATTAGTTATATTATAATAGAAAATTTTTTTTATTTCTTTTTTATGATTCATATTATATTTTTTATGGATGTTTAATAATTCAATTTCTTTTAATAAATAATTTAATTCAATTAAGTTTTTATTTAATTTTTCAATATGGTTTATATAAGTTATTTTTTTAATTGAATCTTTTAAAAATTGAATAAAAAAAGTAATATTATTAATATTATTACTTACTTTTTTATATTCAAATTGATTTATTAAATTTTTTCTTAATATTTTATATTCTTTTTTCATTAAATCAAATCCTTATTTATTTATGTTAAAAAAAATGTATTTTAAAAAAAAGTTTAAATTTTAATTTTAATATTCTTTTAGTGATTCAATTATTTTAATAGGATCAACTTTATTAATATTTATATTTTCAGTAAAAATTAAATTTTCATATAGATAATTTAAGGTTTTAATTGAATCTTTTTTTAAATTTTTAATTATTTTTTCTTTATTTTCACTTATAAAAAAATTATTATATTCTTCATTGATTAAATTTAATAAAAAATCATTTGTATTAATATTTATATCATTATATATTTTATTAGTAAAAATAGTAAAATAAGCTTTTAACAATTCATTAAACAAATAAATAAATAAATTAATTTGTTTTTTATCATTTGTTTTTATTTCAAATGAAATTAAATTATTTGAAATTATTTTAACATTTGAAAATTCATTTAATTTTAATGTATTTCTTAAAGCTTTTTTAACATTTAATTTTAAAATTTCATAATCATATTTTTTTATGTATTCATAAAAATTAAAGTATACATAATAATTATTATTATTTTCATTTATTGTTATTGTAATATTATTTGTTTTTATTGTTTTATTTTTCATTTTATCAAATCCATTAAAAAAATAGTATTTAAATTTAAATTCATTATATAAGGTACTCCTATAATCAATTAAATATGGTTTTTAAAAAAATAGTATTTATTAATCTTAAATTATAGGTTTTAAATTTATACTCCTTTAATTTCTAATATAAAAGAGTGCTTATTTCATACTTAGAAAGTAATCTTTCAAGTACTCATGGTTAAACATAATCATAAAAATTAATTTTCCGGCCTATTGGTACTAGTTAATTTTTCTTATGTAATAACTAATTAGTTTTTTATAGTATATAAATATATTGTTTTTTAATAAGTTAATATTTTTTATTCTTTTAACTTAATAGTTAATATTTTTAATTATTTTAATTAATACTTAAAAATTATTAACTTATTTGTTATAATATATGATATTTAAAAGTAGTTTATTTAAATATTAGTTAAAATAAATTATTTATTATGAAATTATATTATAATTAATTTCATTAATTAATTATTTTATAAAAAAATTTAAAATTTCATTATTTGAAAATTATTTTCCTTAAAGGATCTTAAATAAAATTTGATTCATGAAAATTTAAAATTATTTTCTATTATAATATATTATAGTAGTTAA